CTGTCGCATTTCCAGCATCGTTGGAACTCATCGGTTGTTGCGTTTCTGCCATACGGGTCTACCACTCTCTCTTGTGGAGCCGTTGGCTCCTCGCTTACATTCTCACTAGGCATCGGAAATTCACCGAGATTAGTGGGCGGTACTTCGGGTCTACTCCTAACATATTTACTGAACCCATTGGTTCAATCCTCATAATATGCACCCCCGAGACGGTTTGTTCAAGTACCGACGCGAGTAAAACACGAATTGTTTCTGCCTTGTCTCTAGCGGTTGGATAATCTTCTCGACCTGCTCGGCAGATAATTTGAAGCATTGGATAGTCAATTCTGATACCACCTGAACCCATAGTAAATGTAGGCGAACTCCCAGCGTTCTCATACACGGCTACACAGGCATCGGGTGTTTCGGGAAGGGTCGCCAAAAATATGCTAGTTCCTAGAGTTCCTTGGCTATTAGTAACTAAGTAGTCACCTACTGATTCAAGAATAGTTGCCATTAGTTCTTATGCCCTTTCTTTATGATGTCAATAATTCTACCCCTTATGTTTTCTTGGATTGTAGCCATTGCTTCCATGACTGGTTGCTCAAGGTATTTAGCCTGAGTCGGTGGATTGTGATAGTTGCCTATAATCTCATGGACATAAAGAGCATAAGAAGCGGCGGGACCGCCATAGAAAATATCTACAAAATAGCCTGTGTTTCCCATTTGTGGAGAAGAGACTCCACCTGAACCTCGAAGAACTCCCGTATCTACTGGGACAAGGACTTGTGACTTAGCAAAAATAACATTGGCTTCTTCAAAAATTGCTTGGGCTATTGCTTGGGGGCTATCTTCTGCTCCAGCCTCAAGAGCATAAATCAACTCTTTATCGCCAAATAAGTCGAATGTAAAAGACGACTTTGCCATATCTACCGCCCAAATCTAATGACGGTGTGATGCGCTCCGTTTTCGTCAGAGATGTTGTCTATTGCATTTATTGTAAAGGTGTCCGCCCCGACGACCATTTTATGACCAACCGTAATTGTTGCGGCAGGACCATTAGTAATAAATCTTCCAGCATCAACAACTTCTTGACCTTGAACATCTTTAGATTTTGTTGTTTCGTTAATCAAGCGACCAGTAACGGTTGTGTCTCCACTAAAGGTAGGTTTGTTATATTTATCAACAGAGGTTTTGGCAGTAAAAACAACAGAGTCGGTAAAGAACTCCGCTACTTTTGTATAGATAGCATCCATTGGCTACCCCTATTCAACTATACGGCGGTCATAGACATTGTTAGGATTGTCGTGAATTCCAGCATAGGCATCGGTATTGTAATCTTCAACAAGTCTGTCATTTGTAGATTTTAGCGCTTGCGCGTTAGCGAATGGACGAGGAGGAGTTTTGCGCATACGGCGCTCAAGGAAATTATTGGCGAGGTCTTGATATTGTTGTGATTTAGCGGAATAGGACTCAGATACCGAAATGTCTCCTACGCTTTTTGAAGTTGAGTCCGCTAAACGGTTGAAACGAGCGGCAAGAGTTTCACACGCCGCACGACAAGTTTCATATACATCTACCCACTCGGCAATCAAATAATCCAACTCAGCGTCATTAAAAAGAGCATCGGCAGAATCAACATCGTTGATAAGAAACCTGACTTTGTTACGAGTCGAAGTAGAAGGGTCGCTTGAATAGGTAAAAGTCATTACATTCCACCAAGCATAAAGACGGTTACTCTAGCGTGATTCTCATTTACAGTTGAAGGAACAATATCTGAAGTAAGAGCAACCGTGCCTGAGGTATCTGGCAAAATAATAGTTCTATCTGCTGTTGGGTCTGTAACTGAAAGCGTAGTCTCAAAGGCATCTGCGGTAGCACCTTCAAAGATGATTCCAGTTGGAACCGTTGGGTTGGCTGTAAATACGCCACCACTTTCTAAAACATAATCATCTAACTCAGTATCAACATCGGTGGCTAGGTTGAGAAAGTCTGTATGAACGGCAGGGTTGTCTCCCGCTGTTGGATAGCGTAGACCCTTAGTTGTTGTACCTGCCATTTTATGCCTTTCGGTAGATTATACCCATAAAGTATACCCTCTTGGGATTTGAATGATAGTAACTTTTTATTTGTACGATTTCTTAGTGCGTAGGTTTCTTCCGTATGATGACCATATAGTTGTATTTAGTCTTTCCCTTGCCAAAATTGTGTCCTCTGTAGATTGCTCCAAGTATTCTGCTTCCCACTCGTCTCTCTTGAATGGGATTATTTGAAACATCGGTGTTCCCTTTTCTATGATGCCTTCGAAATCTTCTCTTATTACAAAAGGAGAGTTTGCGGGAGACTCAAGTTTATCGGTGTCAATAATTCCAGTTATGGTGCGGATTGGCAGATTTGGATACCCTACTGGGTGTGTTATGTAGCATGAATATCCAGCGGGGGTTTTAGGTATCCAACCATGTAGATACTTGAATACGGGCAAAGCAAAACCATCAGGAACTTTGTAGGTTGAACTTTGTTCTAATCCCCAACTTTCTAAAACTGGCTCATCAGTAGTCCATCTAGTTTCCATAAAACCGTTTACATTTTTTACAAGAATATCTGCCCATAATGTAACAATGTACCCAGCCGTAATTCCATCTAACATCGGGATACATCTTTTTCCTGTAACCGTTGGATATGGGGCAAGGTCTAATTTGTCACCTGTGGAAAAAATAGGCATATTTTTATACCAGTCAGGTATGAGCGAATATGCTGGTTTTGGTCTTTCTCTTACTTCTGCAACATGGCGACTACTTGCTATAAATTGTATTTTCTGTACAGACACGGACTCCCCCTAGATTATTTGAACCCATTCTAAGGTGTTTTCATCCCATGTGTAAATATGTTCATCAACTGGCATAGGTGTTGGCGCTTCCCACACACAGGTATCTTCGTTTAGAGTCCATGAGCCAAAGGGTTTTTCGATGTAAAAAGCATCGCGGGTTTCATCATAAATCATTCCAAGACCAGCATAGTTTTTCCTAAGCGGTACTCCTCCAAGCGCGTGAACGCCCTGTGATGTGTTGTAAGAAGTTTTCTTCCACACACCCGCAAGCCCACAAACATTTACTAAAAAGTCTTGACCTTTTTCATCGGTATCACATTCATCGTGAACCACAAGAACATTGATTACTTTATTATTCTCGTCAATACAAGCAAAATTTCCCATTACCAAACCGCCGTTCCAGTTGTTGTCCAACCATAATATCTGTACCCACCAGTAGTGGCACTTACAACTGTTCCAGTTGTAGAAGTTGGGGCAGGATAAGAGTCAGCGTATGTGATAATTACAAAACCACCTGAGCCGTTACCCGCATTAGCGGAAGTTCCCGCCGCTCCTCCACCGCCACCAGTTTTTATTGTTGCGTTGCCACCAGCACTAGCAGTTGAAGAACCAGCACCGCCACCACCCGTACCACCACCGCCAGCCGTACCGCCTTGAGTTCCTCCGCCTCCTCCGCCACCGATATAGCCACCGCTACCAAAAGAAAGTTGAGTCAGTACAGTTGATAAAGCACCCCAATTTGTTTTTGTGTTTATTCCAATACCACCAGCACCACCGCCACCTGCTTGCCCTGTACCAATGGCTCCAGCACCTCCACCGCCTTGACCGCCGTATGGTACTTGCGCAGTTCCATTTCGCCCACCTGCAAAACCTTGTCCACTTACTCCAGTATTTGTTGTAGTAGTATCACCACTTGGATTACCACCACCTGAACCACCTGCTATTCCTGTAACACCGTTATAGGAACCGCCACCGCCCCCGCCAACCCCCGCAGTTGTTGAAGCCCATTGAGAGTTTAGTCCGTTACTTCCAACAACCCCCGCAGTTGTTGAACCAGCACCGCCAGAACCCACAGTTACAGTTACCGACCTTGTGTAAGTTGCAGATGCGTAATCAACAACACCACCCGCACCACCACCGCCACCGTAAAAAGCCCCACCACCACCGCCACCAGCAATAGCCAAAACAACTAATGGTGGAGATGTGACAAACGCACCTTTAGCAGAAGGCAGGGTAACAGTACCCGTAGTCAGCGAACTGACTTGGGCTGACGGAATCATTATCCGTTGGTTTCCTAGATGTGGTGACATCTCCTGCCTTTCTTACTACGGTTAAACTAGATAATTAGTGTGTCTGCTTCTTCTGCTGTTAGTGGTGTGCCAGCGATAAGTTTAGCCTTAGCACTTGCTTTGAGTATGGCAAGGGCTTGCGCCTGTGCCACACGCTCTGCCTCCATTGCTAAATTTATTGCTTGCTCTGCTTCGCGTTGTGCTATTTCTTCTGCTGTGAGTGGCACAATTTCTACAGTATTGCTTGTGCAATCTATGATTGTTTTAGTTAGAACTTCGGACATGATTTTCCTTTCCTATGCGACAGCAGTTACGCCATCGGAGCCTTTACTGATTCCGTAGACAGAAACAGTTGAGTGTGTAGCAAAAACACCTGTTGGTAAAGTAAATGTAATACTTGTAATGGCACTTGTTTGTGACCATAAACCGTGATACATTGTCGAGTATTTGGTTGAGCCATTTGTTTCAGCAATAGAGTCAATCAAAAAAGATTTATTGTAAGTTGTATTAGCGTATTGCATAACAATCATTTCTAATTGCCCAAACACACTAGCCGTAGCCCCCGATGCGGGTATAATTGAAGTATTGATATTGCCTGACGGAGCATCTGATGTCAAGGTTGCGCCATCACCGTAGAACCTACGGCTCGTAAAATTTGCAGAAGAAGCGTTGAACTGAACAGATACATTTTCTTGAACTGCGCCATTACCAATCACGCTTCTTGCAGTCAAAAAAATTCTTAGGTCATCATAAGTAGCAGGAATAGAACTAATTACTATCGTGGCGGTGTCTGCGGTAAGGGCAGAAGAAGAAATAAGTTCGTAAGTATTAGCCACTTAGACCGCCGCCTTAATTCCATAAAGTGAGAACACGGAGCCTATGCCCCAAGAGTTACCACTTGGGCGAACATCAAGTTGATTTATTGCGGCGGTGGAGCGCCAAGTAGCAGATTGAATTTCAATTTCTGCAACATTACCCATTCTAACAAATATATTTTTGTGCATTGATGTTCTTGAATAATTGAATATATTTATTTGAGTTCTTACAGGATTTGTCGCATCCATATAACTATTTTGTCCAATGTAAACAAGAGAAGAACTATCATTAGATGCAGTACCGCCCGATGCGTTTGCTGAATTAGCAAATAGGGTAACTTGACAACCTGTTGAAGTTGTATCTCCATTGATATACATATTTCCATACGGAGTTCCAGTATTAGACCTAGCCCACATTTCTAAAACTAAATCCGTGTATGTGGCTGGAATAGAAGAAAAGACTACAGAAGCGGCGGCGGCGGTCAAAGTTTTAGTAGATAACTGTGTATATGTTTGCGCTTGTGTATAAGTTCCAGCGGGGGTCGTTGTTACCATTTATCTCCACCCATATAAAGAAACCATTGTATTAGCGGCAAAAGTTGCACCGTAAGTAGGAAGTAAAGTTAGACTGGTAATAGCCGATGTTGATTGATAGCACCCACCCGCAAAACAAACACCTTTATCTGTGCCTGTATTGTTATTACGACCTCCATAAGATTTTATTGTTTTGAATATACTTGTATTTTTATAATTTGCAATATCCACAATAAAACCACTTACTAAAGAAGCCTGTGCATTTGCGGCGGCATTATCGCTATTTACCATAATAGAAGTAGCAGAGCCAGAGGCAGAGGAACTTTTATTTGTTCCGTCACCTCTCATAAGGCTAGTTGAGTAACCCGTGACTGCTCCATTGAATCGTATATCTACACCATCTGATGAATCTGCACGGCTCATACGCGTTGATGACCTAATCTGCAAATGTGTAAAAGTTTGAGGTATATCGCTAAACACAATAGTAGTAGAAGTTGTAGTAAGGCTTGTACTAGCGATAGCAAAAAAGCCTGTAGGCATAAAACTAGCCTTAGCGCTTGGGGTCGTCAAAGCCCCAGTAAGCGCAGATGAAACTTGCGCTCCTGGGTTAGCCGATAATAGTCTGGTCGCTAAGGACACGCTGACTCCTTCTTAGACAGTAGTTACGCGGTTTACGAATCCTTGAACCATGACAACATTTGTTGTTCCAGCGAAGGCTCTTACAACTAAAGTATTACGGATAACTAAATCGGGCAAAATAAGGGTCAGTCCTGATTGTGCTGGAATAGACAAAACAATTAGGTCATCAGGACTTGATACTCCACCGAACTCAATAGTCAAGTTTACGGCTGAGCCTGATGAGTTATGAGCATAGAGAGTAATTACATCACAATCTGTTGCAGAAGTTGTGGCTGTGTGAACTAGAGTTCCAGCAGTTGCAGTTGCCGCAATCTTGATTCCACGACCATGAGTTGAACCCGATAAAGGGATTCTTGATACTGTTGTTGCCATTTATTTTCTCCTTATGCGAATACCTGCACCGCGAAGGCGAAGGCTTGGTCGTTGGCTGTTGTTCCTGCGGATAGTGTCGTGTACTCAACTCCTGAGCCAGTTGAGGTTAAAACTTGTCCGTTAGTTCCAACACTACCATTGGCGGTAAGAGTTCCTGTAAGAACGGCACTTGTAAGCGTCTTGTTAGTTAGAGTCTGCGTTCCTGTATTTGATACAAGAACTGCATCAGCGTTACCAATAGTTGTACCGCCTGGAAGTAGCAAAGTATTGCTTGCCGCTTGAGCGTGGGTTTGGCTTCTAATCTTTTGTCCGTGGCTATTTACGGCGCAATTGAGTTGAATCATTCCCTCTGTTGAGCCACCACCTTGTACTTCAAGAATGTATGAAGCAGGAAGTATGGCTAGGTTGCCTGAGGCGGTAGTTGTTGTTCCACCTAATACTGGGCTTGTTAGGGTTTTGTTAGTAAGAGTATTTGTTGAAGAAGTAGTAACAACATTTACGCCTTCAATAGATACAACACCAGCAGAAACCTTTAC